AAGGAGCACAAATAGCATAATTCATTTCTACCTTGGTAGTATCAGCCATAGGCCTTGTCATATTCTCTGCCATTTTCCACTCAAGCATCATATCTGTACCTAAAACTTTTACACCTTGAAATAAAACTTCAATAGATCTTGACACTCTATCAAATTTATCATTTTCAGGTGGATCAAACATATCTGTTTTTTCTAATATCTTTTCCAAACCTTGATCAGTATATTTTAATTTAAATACTTGATCCATATATGTTTTATATTCAAAATATAATACTTGTACAGTATTTTTATCATAAGCACCCCAACCATAAATGTAATTATCATTACTATATGATTTTTGTATTTTTTCTAATTCACTATCTGATATATTAGGAAATTGCTTTTTAATTTCTGGCACAGTCATTGCTTTTACTTCTCCAACATAATAAATATCTTCAAAGTTAGGGTCTTCAGTATATGAATAAACCATATAAGCAGGATCAACATAATCTAATGTTATACCATTACTTACATTAAAATTTGTTTTAGCAGCTGCTATACCAAGTGTAACTAAATCATAGTTAATTCTACGTTTTAATAAATCATATTTGTTTTTATCTAACACTTGATTTATTGCTTCTTCTTCAGCTATTTCAATAGCTTGTTTATATGAAAGCTGCAAATGCAGTTCCATTTCCTCTATGCTTTTAGGCAAATCATTTACAGGTATGTTTGTTTTAGATATATTTTTACCTGTAGTTTGTTGAACTTTATTAATAATATCTTGACCAAACATATCTTTTGCTAAGTTAGAAGCGTATGTTGATCTTTTTTTAACAGACACTGGGTCTTGTGCAAATGCTTTTATATCATAATCTTTATTTGAAATACCATTTGAAAGTATATCAATAAACTTAGATAATATAGGTACTGGTTTCCAGTCTAAATTTAAATAAGATAAATCACCGTTAATAGATAACTCATCTTTATATTTTTGTACAGGTTGTTCACCTTTAGCATAAAGCCTACGTGTATGATAATTATTAAACGTTGTTAAATACCTATTACCATTGGTTCTACCTTGCGCAAACCATTCAGATTGTATAGCGTTGGCAACTTGCCTACCATACTCTAAACTTAATTTTTCCTCCAAAGGTACTACCTGACTGGGAAAAGCGCTGTTAGCATTATAATTTATATTCATTTATTTCATAATTTTTGAAACAATACCTCTATTATCATACCTTTTTATTCCTAAATCATATGATTTTAATTCGCGTGTTGGTATAGGTTTATATCTGTTTTTGTTACAACCCATTAAAGCTAAACCAGAACTAATTGATGCGTCATGCTGTGTTCTATTATTTATATTAAATTTACTCCAATCGTTTAAGGTTCTTTGAAAATACATATCACCGTAACCTGTATCTTTTAAACCTACAAAATTTTCAATATATGTTTCAATAGCTGCAGCATGAGCTTGTTTAATGTCTTCACTTGAATTAGGTATACCACCTATCTCTCTTTCTGTTACAGACAATTTATTATAAAGTTTATCTGGTCTGTTCATAGAATAACCTCTATATCCTCTTCGTTTAAAATGATATAATAATCTTGGCTTATTATTTTCTGCTAATATTGGCATACCATAAAAAACACAAGCCATTAATACATCTTCAAAAAATATCTCTGCAGTTTGAGGTCTTGCTATATATTCTAAAAAGAAATGATTTGGTGGAACATCTAACATACTAAAAGCTGTTATACCATGTAATGATCCATTAGAACCTCTTTTATCTACAGTTCCTGATATATCGTAAGGGTCACAACCAAATGCACCTAAGTCTTCGTTTCCAGGATATTTAATTCCATTTTTTAATATTACACGATTTTGAAGATTTTCACTTGGCACCCATGTAATTAAAAATCTACCGCTATTATTTGGTACAAATACAACTTCAGTATCCTTAATACCGTTTAACCATTGAAAGCTACCTTTAGTAATTAATGAACTATGTTTTAAATCACCATTAAAATCTATTTGTTCATATATTTTTGTTAGGTTAAAAAGTGAAGCTTTTGCTTCATCTCTAAAAGCGTGTTCTTCAGTTCTTGGAAATTGTCTATAAAATTCATTTAAAGCATCTTGATCACCTTTTAAACCATCAACTTCATTTTGCCAGTAATTAATAACACCTAAATCTATTTCAACACCGTGTGGTCCAAAGGTTTTTTCAGTTGGTGTTTCGAATACAGGTAAGCCATAAGAATCAATGTATCCCTCGTAGTTCCATTCCATAGGTATGAACAAACTATATAGTCCCGAGCGAGTCTGTCCATTGCGGTTTCTTTTTGTAACGTCTGATTCATAATAGATTTTTTTAAAGTTATCACCTCCTTTGTCTAATGCATTACAGGTACTACCCATCATACATTTTCCTATAACTCTACTACCTAATCTTAACGTTGTTTTGGTAACTCGCCAGTTGTTGATGATGTTGTTCGGTCGCTCCCATTTGCCGGACTCGTCATGTACAAGGAGTTTGAGTTTTTCACCGTCATAGGAGTTGTCCCCTGTATTCTTCCAGTCGATGGTTGTATCCAACCCCTCGAGCTCCTCGGGCCTTTCACCGGAGAGTATCTTACGCCTTGTGAATTTACTGGCAGGTACACGATATGCCAGTTCGGTTTTTGGCCTATCCATACCGTCTTGTATTGGTTTGAAGAAAAATGGATAGTTGACGGATATTGGCACGACTTTATCAGTAAACATGGTTTTAGCGTCTGGTCCGGATTTCGATAAAATACCGTATCTTGAATCAGAACTAATGGTCGCGAGATTGACTGCTTCGCCTGACGCCATAAAAGAGAATCCAGAACGTCTATTTTTAAGGTAGCACATCCCGTAACATCTGCTATCTGCTTTACAAGCTTCCCAGAATATAAAGAATAATCTGTTTGCTTCCCTATAATCTGGTTTCCCAACATCAATCTTGGACCACTGCAGGTACATATAATGAGAACCAGTAATGTAAGTAGCCAAGCCTTTATTATTGAACCAAAAGCCTTGCTCTCTTTTATTAAATTCTTCATCAATGTAATCATACCAAGTTTCTTTAAAATCTAATGGGTAATGTTCCCACTCAAATATTGTTTTTATTTTTACTAAAGGAGTTGGTATTTGAGTATATTCCCAAGTACCTGATTTAAAATCATGAACTTTTTCTTTTGCAGGTAAAGCAATTTTTAAGTTTTGTATTTCAATTATATCACCTATTTTACCTGTTTTACTTATAATAATTACATCGTGGTCTTTATTATAACCATACTCCCATTTTTTATATCTATTATTTTTCTTTATAGTATTAGGTTTGATATAATTATCTAATACTTTATATAGTGAATTAGTATACATTATTTAGATCTACCTTCTGCAAAACCTTTAAAGCTTTTTGCTTTTGTTTCTTTTGGTTTTTCATTTAACATATCCTCTTCTTCTTGTATGCGTTGTAATATTTCAAACGCATCAAATATAGCTAATTTTTTTGTTGCTGCAGCGTTTTTTAATCTATCAGCTGATATATCATCATCACTGTCTACAATAGGTTCTTTAGCTACCTTTATTAACTCATCAACTGCTTTTTGCCCAGCGTGGATTATACTCTGCTTGGTTTTCTTTATATTCATGTTTTAATAAAATATCATTTGATTTCATACAATATAAACGCTCGTCATCTATATTAAACTCCCATTCAGACCCAGCTTTAAATGAAACCACATCACCTGGGTTTATTTCTAGCGCTTCTAATGAATTATTACCAATTTTTAATATACCGATATTGTTTGTTTCTTTTTGATTTGATAGAGTATTATTATTTTTAATAGGCATAATAAAACATCTATCATTTAAAGACTCCCAGTATTTTTTTCTTTTATACAAATATAATTGATCAACACTAGCAAAATATAAATCATCTTTGAAATGAGATCTACTATTTACTTGCTTACCTTTCATATTGTAAAATCTTCTAAATACATTTTGATGTAATACAACAATATCACCTATTCTTACAGGTGTAGGTAATGCTAAAGGTGTGGATACTACTTCTGCAAATCTATTTACAAATTTCCAATTTTCAATTTTAGTATTTAAAATTAAATTTTTGTCAT